TGAAGTATGCGTCCAAGTCCTCATCGTCCTTAATGGCGCATCGTTTGGCGTAGTTTTCGGGAATACCATACTCCTTTGCCTTTGCCAAAATCTGCTGGCTACGTGTTGCTTGAGCCTTTTCCGTTTCTAACTGTGTTAGCTTATCAGAAAGGTTCTTGTTGGAGTCAATTAAAGCTTGCGCCCATGCAGGCACATCGTCTTTATTCTCTTCCGTTTTGGTGGTTGTGGTAGTCTCGATTGGCTTACCGTCTTTAAGGTTATGCTTCTTCTCGTAGTTGGAAACTGCGGTCTTGGAAGCATCCCCGGCACGGAAATCACCATAGGAATTAAGCACGTCCGAAAAACTGATACCCTCAACAATAGAGTTTACCTTTGTCTCGTCCGTTATACCCTCTGCCTTTTTGGTGGCAATACGGGTAAGAATAGCAGTGTCCACCCCAGTAAACTTGGTTTGGAGGCCCGCTAAGATTTGTTCTAAAATTGTCATACTGTATGAATTAAAATTTGAGATTCAATTTGCAGAAGTAAAAATACCGCCAATACAGATGATTAGTAAATATTTAAGCTTCCGATTCACGACAATGAGTTGATTGTCGTGAATACGGTATAAAAGTAAGGAGGAAACAATTAAAGGGGAAATAATTAGGTTGTATAGCATTCACTAAGAAAAGGTTGTGAAGAAATCAATTTAAAATTCTATTTTTGCTGTAAAATGTGCGACAAGAAGTCGTACAAGTAATTGTTCAGCATGATGTCTGAACCTGTTGTTCCGTCAATAGTAGCCTAAAGAGGCGTGCTTTACGAGCAATTGTTTGGTGCGAAGCCCTCTTGACAAGATGGTTCTATGCAGAAATATCCAAAGTATAGGCTGTTAGGCTGACCGATATGAGTAACGGATGTGAACCGCTGCACCATCGTAACAAAAAAAATAGCTTACGGATATTTACAAGCTATAGCCAAAATGGCGGGCAGTCAGGATAGTCCTCTGTTTTTCAGGACTACACGGATGTGGTACTGCCGGTGGATAGGCGGACTCTAAGTCGGTCGTCAGTTACTTGTACGGAACTTGGTAAGCCCGTATATCTCCTGCCTATATATAGCAGGTAAGCCAATCGCAAGAGAAGCCGAACGGGATGCGGGTAAAGGATTGTGGAGAAAGCGAACGCTTCCGTGTAATGCGGAGGATAGAGGTTTGAACGTCACCTCATGCGAAAGCAGGCAGACTTCCGCAGGGTAATTCTTTGTGAAACGATTGTAGAACTTTAATGAAATGAAGAAACGGCAAAGGAGCGAGGCGAAAGCCGAGTGTGCATCTTCAGCCAAGCGCAACACGGGATGGAAAGATATAGATTTTACCAAATGTGAACGCAAGGTCAGAAAGCTGCAAGTCCGAATAGCAAAGGCTCAGAAAGAAAAGAGGTACAACAAGGTGAAAGCCTTGCAGCACCTCCTTGTCACTTCATTCGAAGCCAAGGCATTGGCGGTAAGGAAAGTGACCTCCAATAAAGGTAAACGCACGACAGGGGTTGACCGCATAAAGTGGGACACCGATGCTAGGAAAATAGAAGCTATACGTTCTTTGACACGGAGAGGATATAAAGCCCTCCCATTGAAAAGGGTCAACATACCCAAGGCGAACGGCAAGACAAGACCGCTGGGAATACCGACCATGAAGGACAGAGCCATGCAGGCACTGTATCTTATGGCTTTGGAACCCATAACGGAAAGTGAAGCGGATGCGAACTCATATGGATTCAGAAAGTTCAGGAGTACGGCAGATGCAATAGATGCACTCCACAGATGGCTAAGCAGGGACTGCTCTCCCGAATGGATTTTAGAAGGAGACATAAAAGGATGCTTCGACCATATCAGCCATGAATGGCTTCTCGATAACGTACGAATCGACAGACAGATACTAAGAAAATGGCTGAAAAGTGGAGTTGTATTCAACAGACTGATTCAACCGACTCTAGAAGGCACACCGCAGGGTGGTATCATTTCACCGACGCTTGCCAATGCAACTCTTGACGGCATGGAAAGGATGCTCAAAGAGAAGTACAAAGCAAGCTATGTCAATGGAAAATTGTACTGCCCCAAGGTCAATCTCGTAAGATATGCGGATGATTTCATTGTCACTGCCGACAAAAGGAAGGTATTACTTGAAATAAAGGAAATGTTGACAGCCTTTCTAAAGGAAAGAGGACTTACCCTATCCGAAGAAAAGACACTGATAACACATATCAGCGACGGATTTGACTTTTTAGGCTTCAATGTTCGGAAGTACAACGGAACATTGTTAATCAAGCCGTCAAGGAAAAGTCAGAAACGTTTCACTGACAAGCTGCATGAGGTTGTGCTGACCAAAGGCAAGGCACTATCCCAGCAGAAACTGATGGAAAGACTCAATCCAATAATAAGAGGATGGGGAAACTACTACAGCCATGTGGTATCAAAGGAGGTGTTCTGCCGATGTGACCATATCTTAATAAATCAACTGAAAAGATGGTCATATCGCAGACATACCAACAAGTCAAGGGAATGGATAAGGAAGAAGTATTTTATCCATGATGGTGGCAGAAATTGGATTTTCGGCTTTGAATATGTATGTGGAGGAATAAAAGATAGATTCACACTACATAAACTGGCCGATATTCCAATCAAGCGACACATAAAGATAAAGTGCGAAGCCAATCCGTTTGACCCATTATGGGATGAATACTTCGAAAGACGGAAACTCAAGAGTGCCCGTCAGCGTGCGTAAAGAAAACTTTGTCGGAAACAAGTCATCACTAGATGATTATGAGCCGATTTAATTTTGTGAGAATTAAATTTAGAATTATCGGAGCTGTATGCGGTGAAAGTCGCACGTACAGTTCTTAATGGGGAAAGCGGCAGCAATGCCGCCGACCTACAAAACAAAGTAACAGTATGGACTATATAAATAAAGGAACTTGTATTTTTTGTGGTAAAGATGTAACTCAAACGACATTTAAAGAGAAGCCACATACTATGCCAAAAAGTTTAGGTAGCATAAATATTGGTGTTGATATTTGCGATGAATGCAATCACTATTTCGGTCAACCTGACGACTTTGTGTTTCCTAAACTTTGTATAGAAGTTTGTGTTAAAGAAATATTTGGACTACCAAAAGCCTTGCTTAACAGAAAAGATAATTCAGAAAGATTAAAGTCAATATATTTCGAATATTGGAAGTCAAAAAGAAAAATAGTTCTCAAATCACATTTTAAGTTTAATGATAGATTTCTAACAACATTTGCAAGACAATTCAAGAGAGGAATATATGAAATGTTCCTTCAAGAATATCATAAAATAACAGGTAATGGATTAGACAATCGATTTAATCAAATTAGGAGATTTGCACGTTATAATATTGGAGATATTCCTTTGTATTATTTAGTCAATAATGGAGTTTACTTAATAGAAGAAAAATTTTCATCTCCTAAGTTTTCCTTTTCCGATTCACAATTTAATGATATAGAAACTTATGGATTTTATACATTAATATTGTATGGACAATGGTTCTTTTTAGAAGTTACCCCAAGAGCTGAACTATCTCGTGAAATTTATTTAAAAATGCAATGTGAAAAAATAAATGTTGGCGGATTTGTATATAGAGATTTAATTGAAATAAAAAGAATTACGGATATAGATTTTAGCTTAAGAAGCTTGTTTGGAGGTAAGTTATTTTAGGCGTGAAACCGAATGAATCACGCCTAAAATATATCACATCAAAAACTTATACTTATACACCTAACACTATATTAGCATCAATATTTAGCTTCCGGCTTATCTCACGAGCAACTTTTAAAGTAGGTTCACATTTACCGGATATATAATCACTTAGCCGTGATGGGCTGACACCAACCAACTTTGCAAGTGATTTTTGATTAAGCCCCATTTCGTACATACGAAGTTTAAGAACATCCACAAGTGTTGGTTCTCCCAATGCAAAATGTTCTTCGGAATAATCAGCAACCAAATTAGAAAGAAGCTCCAATTCTATGCTATTTGGGTCATTCAAAGGAGTATCATCTTTCACTAATGGAAGAAGTTCCTCTACTCTTTTCACCGCCCATTCATATTGGGCTTGATTTTCTATCTTTGTCATAATCCTAAATATTAGCGCAATCTATTTTATCATATTCTTTATGAGTACCAATAAAGCGAATATACACAAACTGAATAGTGAATTTAATCACTACTACCAAACGATAGTTATTGCCTTTGATATTGAAAACATAGTGTTGATTACCTACACTATCAACGCTATTAAACGTTTTCTTAATATCGGCAAAACAGGTCCACTTGCTTCTTTTCACAATGGTAGTCCATTCTTGCAAAGCGACCTTTGAATCGGGATGGTTCTCTGCATATTCTTTTAATGCTTGTTCGGTAAATATTCTCATTGGTTACTCAATTATCGTGTGACAAAAATACATATATAATTCTATAATTCAAAATTATATTCTAATATTTACAATTTAAAGAGCAAAAAAATAGCGGCAACTCCAAAGAGTCACCACTAACTATCCTATTTTCCCTATCAAAAAATTATAAATCCCGTAATTTTTCTGACTAAGAGGCGTTTTTCTGTCCCTTATTTCCGATTTGCTCATTCTTTGCCACCTGTTCCTCTTTGATTTCCTTCAGCTCTTCATCAATGCGATCCGCGTTCCCAGCAAACATAATGCCCTCACGTCTTGACCATACACCACCACTAACAGCGGAGACAGCCGTAGTAACCTTATCATTCAAATCATCAATCATATATGGAACCAGTTCTGTTTCTATGTCAATGGTCTGCGATGCCTTGCTAAACTCGGTTGGATTGATAGAGCCTAAAGCGGAAACAATGAAATTTACTCTTCGCTGCAAGAACTCACCGATAACCTCACCGTGATTTTCTACCGCCATATGTGCACCCATGAACATAAAACGGAAAGCGGTTCCTGATGCTTTGCCTACCCCCTTCAACGTCTCAAAGGATATTCTTGGAGTGTTTGACATATCATAAGCCATATTAGTGAGTGTTTCTGCTTCAAATTTTACGGTATCTGGCACCTGATTCCACGTCAGATATTGAGCATCCGCACCTTCACCCGTAAGTTTGACCATTCTGTCCTTAACCTTACCCATGAAACCCTCTACATCTCCAATTAGCTTCAGCAGTGGGAAGAAATGATAGTCTATACAATCAGCATAATTAGATAGCAATTTCTCTAATCGGACCCGAAAAGTCTTTATCTTCTTGCAGTAAGGTTCAGGACGATAAGCATAGAGAACCGGTAGTTTTGGGAATCCATGAGCAAAAGGCGTTCTTTCTTCATACCCTTTAGACAAATCCCATTGATAAACCATTTTGTCCGTGATAGTCATAAAGCAGATGACCTCCGAATCATCCATGAGCTTCTTCTTGTACTCACGTGAGAAAGCAATCATTTTACCTTCGTCGTTAAAGAACGGGTATAGCTTATCACCTCTGAATGGAGACCATAACACGCTTTTCAGTTTCTTGGTGGGCTTGACCTTGCCACCGAACGTAGTCTTAACTTTCTTCCAGAACTTCGCCCAAAACGAATCATCATCGGTAACATACCAATATTCTGCCGCTTCTTGTTCGGAGAGCCAGGCACGGACAATCTTCTTGTTTTGGTATTTGATTTTGTTGGATTTAAATACAGCCTTTACCGCATCCAGCAGCTTCTTTTCATCATCATCAGTCGGAGTGCAATCCATAGACGGTTCTGTGCCGACTGTAAAAGCAGTTTGGATGTTCACTATATCTTGTTCCAATGGAATAGAAATACGGTTCACCGGTTCAGTCTTATACTTTGCTTCGATTTCATAAGTCTTACCAGTTTTTTCATCGAAGTGCTTCTCTGCTTCTTTTTCAAGAACCTTTCTGTCCGGATACTTCTTTTTGTCAACCATGATTTCATGTCGTTCCGGATTCCAATCATCCCAAAGTTTGCAACGGTCGGGAAGTTCAGTCTTCCTACCTTTCTTCAGGTAGTTTATCTTCTGCCCGATGTCAGGCAATGCTAATATTTCTTCTAAATTCAATGGCATAGTTTATATTTTTAATGTGTGAATATTCCTGTTAAATCTTTCGGTTTCTGAATCTTACCAAGAAGCTCACCCAATACATAGTAACGTACAGCATCTATTCCGTGATTGTCATGGTCTTCCGGTTCGTTGATATAGTTCCCGTCCTTATCCTTTGCCCAAACATACTTTCTGAACTCGCTTTGCAAGTTGTACGAGCGTTTGGTTATATAAATCTCCATATCTTTCATTTTGTCAATTCCGGCATTGATAGAGCCTGCACCTTTCTCTACGGCATATATCTTGATTCCTCCGTTGTGTATCTCTTGAATCAAACGTGGGTCTGCGCTGTCGGCAATGACTTTCAATCCCCACGGGCGAAGAGTCTTGATGATGTCAGAAGAAAGCAATCCAGTACGGTAATCCACTTCATCCAAGTAAAGGGCGTTATCAACGATACCACAACGAATGGAAGCAGACGGGTCATGCGTATAACCGAAGTCTTGCCCGAAAGCAATTTTCTTTGCCCAAGCCGGGAACTCGTCAACAATTCCCCACTTCTTGAACACAGCACCTTCTGCAACGTCAGCCCAGCGACCGATAACCACATGAGCATACTTTTCAGGATTACTCACCTTCATATCTTCCACCTCTTTCAGGAACTCAGGAGAAAGGTTATCCAAGTTATCAAAATACGTAGTATGGATATGGAGCACATTCGGATGAGTGGAAATCTGAACCTGCACACCGTCAATCTCTACCAGCTTGTGAGTTTTCTCAATGTATTTCTTGTAGATGAAGTGATTGGAATCGCATGGGTTCATTATAATGATAATCCGGTTCTGAATACCCTTCTTGCGAATGGAGAGCATTATCTTGTCGAACTCATCTTCGCTTGTCCACTCTTCCGCTTCATCGCAGACGAAAGTCGTAATGCCTTGAATGGATTTCAGTTTTGCTGTCTGGTTCCCGGAAGAAGTCTTGATACCCCGGAACATGATACGGCTCTTAGTCATCTTATTGACTATGTCCGTCTTTGTGGTCTTGAAATATTTCGTGGTACCGTCCAAATCTATCTTCTCCATCATTTCGGGGATGATAGACATACCGGCAGAAACCATCGTGTAACGGGTGTAAAGAATCTGATGAAC